CGCAGCCTTAAATGTGTTGAATATTGCCTTGGGTATAAACGCAGTCAATACAGCGTTGGTTGAAAGTGCCACCCTTCGTAAGACCATCGCAGAAAAAGCATCAACTTTAGCAACCAAGGCAGCAACAATCGCTCAAAGGGCATTTAACGCTGTGTTGTCTGCCAATCCAATTGCGTTGGTAATAACAGCCGTGGTAGGTTTGGGTGCTGCGATGTTGGCATTCAGTAAGGAAACCAAGAATGCGACCAAAGAACTTGATGCGTTAAAAATCAGCACCGATACATTAGACCAAGTTTCCAAAGATAGTATTAAAACCCGTGATGAAGAAATCAAAAAGATTTCTTCACTTGTCGCTGTTAGTGAAACTGAAAATCTATCTAAAAAAGATAGGACTAGAATATTAAAACAAATCCAAGCTGAATATCCTAATTACTTAAAGAACCAAGATTTAGAAAAAGTATCTTTAGGTGATATTAAAAAGGCTAATGAAGATTTGGTTAGTTCTATTGATAAGGTGGCTAAAGCCAGAGCATCTGCCGATAAGTTAGGTGAAATCTATAGTAAAAGAATACAGATAAGAACTACTGAAGAACTAGCATTACAAACAGACCAAAGAGCAAGGGAAGAAGCATACCTTTTATTGAACGCAAGTCAAAGAGATAAGCAAATCCAAAGTATAAATAACTTGGCTAAAATTAGACAACAAAACCAACAACAAGAATTAAGGACACTAGATATTCAAGAAAAGTCAATCAAGAATTACATAGTTGAAACTGATTTGGTTGGGGAGTTTGTTGGTGTTTATGATAAAGGAACTAAAGCCGCTCAATCATTTACAGATAAAGAATTGGAACTTATCCAAAAGAGAATTGCTGCGTTGGATAAAATCATCGCTAAAATCAACGAAGCACAACAGGCGGATATTGAATATACTTCAACCCTATTAAACAATCAGGAAGAAGTTATACAAGAACAGGAACAATACATTAAAGAAAGGGGAGAGTTCTTAAAAAGTGAAGGTCAAAAACTTATTGATGAATTGAATGAATACTTGTTTAAGACAATTCCAAGTGCGGAAGAGGTTAAAAAATTAAGCGATGGATATAAAGATTTCTTCAATAATATCCAAACTGCGATTAAATCAGGACAACTTGATTTTAGGAAAACTACTGGTTGGGAAGATTTTGTAAAGTTCGCTGAAAATACTTTACCTGGTATTGGTGAAAAATTAAAGAATGTAAATGACGAAAGTAGAGCAGCATTTGTTGAATACTTTAACAATTTAGATGAAAGGGTTTCTGCGATTAAAACAAAAGTGGAAGGCGCCTTTTTAGGTTTCTTTGACGCAGTCCCTGATGATACAACACTTCAAGCCTTATTAAAGGTTGAAGAAGATATTGCCATTTTAAGAAGGGATAGGGTTAAACTTGGTTTAACAGAACAACAACTTAAAAATAAGGAATTGTCTATTATCAAAGAACAATTTGGTATAAACAAAAAGATTGAAGAATTGGCTGTATCCCAAGCGGAAGACACCTTCAATTATTTACAACTTTTAGAAAAAGGTAAAAAAGAAGAAGCGGCTGTAATAAAAACAAGAATAGATGAAAGGGATAAGTTAGTTTTATCGTATAACCAAGTTGCCGAAGCAATCCTAACTGGTGTTATTAGAACAGACAACTTCGTAAAAGGATTGAAAGAAGTAGGGGAACAAAGTGATAAGAACTTACTTAAAATCAAAAACTACAAAGAACAAATTGATAAGACATTTGACCCCGCAAATCTTGAAGGATTAAAAAATTATTTCAAGCAAAACGCAGATGACTTTTTGGTTATATTCACAGACATATTAGACAACGAAGAAAAGTATTTTGGTAAGTTAGGTGAAGCAGGTATTACCGCTTTGTTTAGTGGTATTGATGAAGGGTTAAAAGATGTTGAAGGTAAGACAAGAACCGAACTTGAAAATATCCAAAAGTTCTTAAAAGTATTTGGGGACGAGTTTGCTAAAGATTTTGGACTGGCTGAAAACCCATTCTTGAAAACCTTAAACGCAATTAGTAAGAAGTTAAAAGAACTACCAACAGAAAGTCAGGAAGCATTTACCAAAACATTAAATAATATTAAAGATGTTGCTGATAAGGTATTATCTGCGTTTCAACAAATATCATCAGGATTATCTAATATCGTTCAATTACAGAATAGTTTGTTGTTGGAACAATTAGATTATCAACAAGCTCAAGCACTTAAAGCGATTGATGAAGTAAATGATGATACTGAAGAAGGACAGAAAAAAAGAAATGAAGAAAGATTAAAGGCTGAAAAAGATTATCAAAAGAAAAGGTTTGAGATTGAAAAGAAAGCCAGAGTTCAAGAACTACAATTCGCATTAGCCAACGCATTAGCGTCATCGGCACAGGCAATTATTGGAGCATTAGCAACACCACCACTAGGGGTTGGTATTGCGTTGTCCGCAGTTTTGGCTGGACTTACAGCATTTCAAGTTGGGGTAATCAACGACCAAATACAATTCACACAAAACAAACAATATTTAGGTAGAACGGGTGGATTGGTGGAAGGTTCATCACACGATACTTATGGTGGTGGCGTTCCAACTTTATTGGAAGGTGGGGAGTTCATCTTAAACAAAGAAGCCGTTAGAGCCTACGGCGACCAAATAAGTATGATGTCTTCAGCGACGGGCGGGAAGCCGATGTCTATTGATGATAGTAGAATAGTTCAAGCAATCGCTAAACAAAACTTATCTACAAAAACACCACTAAAGGCTTATGTTCTGTATAACGACATTCAGGACACAACAAAATTAAATAAAAAAATAGAACAATTAGCACGACTATAATGAAAGTATTTGAGTTAAAAATAGACGAAGAAGATGATATGTCTGGTATTCAGTATATCAGTATTGTAAAAGAACCCGCAACACAGATTTCGTGGGAAGTTTTCAACAATCAGGAAGAACCTATAAGTTGTTCCCATAAAGAAGATTTACCACAGGAAGCAATTGACCTGTTGGATAATTACGGAATGGAAGTTAGTAATGAAGCATTCTTCAACGCAACAATAAAAGAAATTGATGAATTGGTTATTGAAAACTTTGCTGTTCCATCAATCAATCCTAACCCAAGAGCAGAAAGTAGATGGGACGATACTAGTGATAAAGCATCTGTTATTACAAGATACATCTATGTTGTAGATACTGGCGTTGGTGCCCCATTAAAACCACTTTCAAGACAATTATGTCGTAAGATGTTATTATCACAAAAGGTATGGTCTAAAGATGATATGGCAGCATATTCATTACAATTATCTTCACAGGGGGATACATTCAAGTTAGTTCCAAGAGCCAGAACGGCACCTAATGTGGATTTCTTCCAATACAAAGGTGGAAATAGATGTTGCCATAGATGGCTACAAATAGATTTTCCTATTGGATTAAATGAAACTTATGAAGAAGCATTAGCAAAAATCCCACTTAAAGCACAATCAGCTTTAGGTAAAGGTGATAATGTTGGTGGTTCAGGTCGTCCATTTGAGAGCGAAGCAAGATATATGAATAGATTACCTAAATCAGTTAGGGGTAATATGTCGGCTCAAGATGAAATGAAACCAATAGGTTTTCATTTCGGTCTGTTTGTTTATCCAACAAGGTTCGCAGCCCTGATGGCTGAACCAACAGCAAAAATCATTTCTAAAGTAAAGTTAGGTATTATGGAAGGGTATTGTCCCGTTGATATAGATTACGACTATTACGAAGGAACTGGTGAAGTATTAGAAAAGTTTAATGTTAGGGAAGCGTTCGCTGTTCCTACAAAAGAAATACAGGACACGGCACAAAGGGTTCTTGATTGGGTTGAAGAAAATGGTTGGGGAAGTTGTGGGACTGAAGTTGGTAAGATTAGAGCAAACCAACTGGCAAAAGGCGACAACATTTCCCTTGAAACCATTACAAGAATGTTTAGTTATTTATCCCGTCATAAAGTAGATTTGGAAAGTTCTAAATCTTACGATGATGGTTGTGGAAAACTTATGTATGATAGTTGGGGTGGTGAAGCGGCTTTAGGTTGGGCTGAAAGGGAAATGAAGAAGGCAACCGAAATGAATGTGATGTTTTCCGCTGATGACTTCAAGGGTGATATTACCGCAGTTGTATTCCAACCAAACCAAAAGATATACAGATGGGATAGTGAAACTAATACCCCTTATTATGTCTTTATGTCCCGTGATACTATTAGAAAGATGTTGATGAAATTATCAAGATTGAAACCTAAAAACCTTATCAACTACGAACATTCAGGAATGGTGTTTAGTGGTGATGATGTTTATACCTACGAAAATTGGTTGGTTAGTGATAATCCAAAGATGGATAAATCGTATGAAATATTCGGCAGGGAGTTTGAGCCTGGCACTTGGATTACAACAATTCATTTCAAGGACAGAAGGATTTTTGATGAGTTTGTATTATCCCAAAAGGCTAGTTCAATTTCATTAGAAGGTATGTTTGAGGAAGTCCCATTCAATTTCTTTGATGTTAAAAAAGAAGAAGCATTTATTGATGTTAGACCTGGTGAAAGTGAAAGTGATTATGTGGGTAGATGTGTTAGTTCAAGTGAAATGATGGGAGAGTTTCCTGATGAAAAACAACGACTAGCGGTATGTTATTCACAATACAAAGAAAAGTTTAATTTCCCAAAAGGAACTTGTTGGGAAGGTTATGAACCTTACGGAACTAAAATATTAGATGGTCGTGAAGTTCCTAATTGTGTTCCAATCAAAGCGACTGAAGAGTTCATTACA